TATAAGTGTTGGTGCTGTTGTCTTGTTGAATGACAGTGGCACCACCTCCAGGAGCTCCTCCTAGATTTTCAGTCGCCTGCATAATGTTCATTCCGGAACTTCCGGGTACAGATTCCACATTGTTTTTCCCGAAGAATCTTCCTAAAAACGGAATGGGAGCAGCACCTTCAAAACCAATAGGTTTATCTCTTTGCGTCTGTAAGAAGTTTTCTACTCCTTGTAATGCACCAGGCTTATATAATTCTGATTTGACGGTACCTTCAAATCCTTTTTGCCCGCGTTCATATCGGGCATTTTGCATTTGCATAATAGCCACGGCTTCTTCAATTACTCCCCGAGAATACAGTTCCGGAGATTCTAAAACTTGCTGCGCTCCTCCAACTATAGTATTATCAGTAGTTTCAGTAGGGCGGAGTACTTGGAATGCGCCTTCAGTGACAATACCACCTCGGATTAAGTTTCTAGGATTGAGTAATGCTTTTCCTGCACCTGCAGCAAGATTTTTTATTCTTTGCCCGAGTGTTGCTTGAGGTTTTATTGCACTTAGCTTTTGTTGAGTAGAAAATCTTTGTTGAGCAGAATTTGCAGCTGCTTTTTGAGAAGCAGCCCTTTTAGATGTTTGATCTCTTTGATTGAATCTTTCCTGATCTAATTCTGCCGATCTTGCTACAGCTCTATTGATTCTTCCTTGAAGGGCTTGTCTTTCTGCAGCAGCACCCATAAACTTAGATCCAGCTAAAACGGTAGGAACAGCAACTGCAGCCGGTCCCAATAACGCTGGATCGATACCGTTATCTGGATTATCTGGATCGAATATATTTGGTAAAGAAGGTAAAGAATTCTTTATAGTATCTACGATTATTTTGCCAGCTCTAGCAAAAATCGCATTAATATCGTTTCTAAACTCTTGACTGCTGAAATACAAAAGTCCCAGTAAAGCGCCGCCTCCCAGGAGTTTAGCAAGTAGACCTGAGTTTTCTTTCACTACGGATACTACTTTGCCCATACCAGCCATTCGATTTCTGCGCTCTTCGGCCGCTTTTTCCCTGCGGTCTTCTAATTTATCGAGCTGATCGTCAGGACCTTTTCCACCAAAATTTACAAGATCGGCAATACGGCCTACTAAAGACTCAATGGCCTCTACGGTTCGTTCCTGCTTCTCACCCTGATCTACGAGGGTCTGGTTGATATCTGCTAATGTTGTCATCGTGCGTTCTTAGCCTTTTGTTTCTCTGCTTCTTCTTGAAGGTGCGTAACCAACATTGAGATATAAATTTCCCTCTCCCAAGGTAACATATTTTCGATTTCAGTCAGCGAGTACTTAAAGTGGTGCATCAGCTGGAAGTTGGTGTTGTATAGGTTCACCAACGATTCATGAGAGAGGCTTATCAAAAAAAATCAGAGGTTCCTTGTAAAGTAATTGAGTTTTTAGTTTCACATGATGTACAATCAAAGTCAATTTTATGCTTGAGTTGTGGGATACTGTCAACATATTCACGTACTTTATTATACTGTTCCGAAGTTAAAGAGTCGATAAAGTTGTCAATCTCCTCTTGTGATTCATCAGCAAAGACGATACGATCTTCTCCGACTGCCACCGCATCGATACATACTTGAATTGATTCTAAGTTACGTTCAGTCATTGACTTCTCTTGATTGAAGAAATCCGAGTTGATCACTTGATCAATACTGGGGAACTTCATTTCAAGATAGATATCAGATGAGATTTGAATCGTGGTTTTTTTGCGAGGTACTGTGATTTTAATATTCTCTACGTTAACAGATACGTCGTTCAGTTCTTCACAAGACTTACACTTGATGCGAATGTCCGACGTCTCACCTACAGACTTTGCTCTGACCTGTAAAAACAGGTATTCGATATCAAACACAGGTAAACTGCGAATCTTAATGTTGTCATCGATACAGGCCTCCAGCGTGTCTACGATGGAGTTCAGAATAATCTTCTCATCTTGAGATTCCATTGCAATCAAAAGAATCTTTTCTTCTTTCATAAGGAATGGGCGAAAGCTGACTTGCTTGTTCAGCGAAGGCACTTTAGTCGTGTATTTGATCGACTCATTGATTCTTGGTAAAGCCATTATGTATCTCCAATATTATAATATGTCAAAGTCAGTGTATTGAATTTCTACACTTAGTCTAGCGATAGTATTTGCCTGATCGTTTCCGAGATCAACGCCGTTCACCGTCTTAGGGAAAGCATCTAAAAGCTTTACCTGATGAATGACAGTTTCAGTTTTTTTATCTAACTGCTGAATAGTGACATCTTCAACATACGAACTTTTATAGGATACTTCGTATGTATCGGTACCGATGATCTTTTGCTGCCAGCCGTCAAAGAACTTTCTGGCGCTATAGGCAGCATCCAGATAGAAAATTAATGTAACAGGGTCAACCACAAAGGCATATGGTAGTTCCTGTGTTACCATACCGATAGTTCTAGGATTGGTTGTAATCTGACGTCCAGGTAAGTTAACTGCATCGCATAGTATATCTCCTGCACTAAATCCAGGAATAATTACTTTATACCTATTAGGAAACGCAGGACCTCCTGCAAATGCTCCCTTGATCGTTTCTATACTAGCCATTAAGCTCTCATCTTTTTCCTAGAGTCACTATAAACACTTCTCGCCGATGACTTTTCCCAGTCGGCAGTCGGTAAGAAAGTCGCAATTTCCCATTCAGGTGCATCAACGCGAGCGAGTCTAGATCTAACATGTCCAGTTAAATATCTTTTAAAACACGGTTTAAAAGCTTTTAACTTAGACGCTCTATTTAACATATCATAAGACAATCTGAATCGAGTAGTTTCATCATATTTTTTATTATTTATATTGTCCAGCAAGGAATCTAGCAATCTAGCGCGTAAGTCTAATGGCAGATAATGTAAATTAAGACCATAGAATCCTTTTGGCGCAGGTCCTACCATGATAGTCAGCGGAAACCTATCGTAATAAGGTAATGTGTCTTTTGTCTTAGGATCGTAGAAGTACATAAACATACTGCCGACTCTAGGACGATTGCTAAGTGTTAATGCGTTATCCTTAAGCAGAGAAGATCTGCTAGGGCGAAGTTGTTGTGCTTTCTGTCGAAACCATTTCATAGATTCTTGTGATCGTGGCGTTATACCAGCACGAAATGCTTCTAGTTCTAACTTATCGAATAAGCTTGCCATTTATACCTTCATTCCCATTTGTCTTAGTGTATCTTCTGTCCAGATTTGAAATTCCCAGCCACGGTCTAGACAGTATTCCTGAGCTGCTTTCCACTTGCACTGATTACGAACATATTCTAATGACTCACTAATGAACCTTTTTGTTCTTTTTTTACCAGCTGGCGGTTTAGTCTGCTTTTTTGGTTTGATCTCAATTAAGATAGTTCTATTGTCCGATGTTTTGATTTTTAAATCTACAAAGTATCTATGATATTTATTGTCAACTGCACTAACATACGGGATGACAGTTTCCTCAGAGCACCATGATTTGATCTGATTCTGATTCTCACACCACATAAATGCAAACTTTTCCCAATATGATCGATAAATAACCTGAGTATGATCGCCTGAATACTTCTCTGGTTTCTTTACCTTGTATCTGCCCTTGTAAGTTTTCATGTAAAGCCATATAAATAATTTAAACCAATATGTATTTATTTAGGAATAAACATGGTATCTTTTCCAGCAGACCTGGGTGGCGGCAGAGAAAAATATAAAGGCACTGTAAGCTTTAGGGCCAGTAGTACTAGTTCAACTACTAGACAAACTTCAGGTAATCCTAACTTGAGTTTTGGACAAGCTAATACAACTACATCAATTACTACACCTTCAGCAGACTCTCGTGGAAACTCCGGAGTAACTTTATATCTTCCTCAAGCAATTAATATTGCTGATCAAATTGGCTATGAAAATATCGATTTAGGAATGATTGGACTTGCAGCAGGAAGCGCTGCTAGATCTACCATGGCTCAAAAAGGATCTAGTACTGGAACCGCAATTAAAAATATTATTAATGATGTAACCTCTAGTATTTCAGATAACTATAGGTCTGTTAGAAATGCAGGTGCAGCTGGAGCTGCAGCTCTTCTAGCAGATGCTTTTGCTCCGGATAACATCAGAGCCGGTGTAACTGGTGCTACAGGTTTTACTGCTAACCCACATAAAAGATCGATCTTTCGTGATGTTGGATTAAGATCTTTTAACTTTAGTTTTACTATGATGCCTGCGAGTCAGGCTGATGCACAAAGCTCTGAAGACATTGTAAAGTTTTTTAGAGAACACCTGTATCCTGAAAGACTAGGTGACTTGCTCTATAAGTTTCCAGATAAGTTTACTATAGAATTTAAGTATAATGGAAAAGAAGTAGCTAGTAAAATTTTGCCCTGCTATCTTACATCAGTAAATACAATCTACAACTCTCAAAGTACTTCATTCCATGACGATGGTAAGTTCACATCTATTCAGATTGACTTACAGTTTCAGGAAGAAGCAACTCTTGATAAGAAACTGGTTGAGGACGGTTATTAATGTCATATTTTCGAAACTTTCCAGTATTACAGTACGTCTTTGGTAACGAAAACTATAGTGTAACTTTTAATAAGATTGGAGCATATATTGATCTAGTTGATCAGTTAAAAGACGATGCTGCCTTCTACACCTACTATAATGTTCGTGAGGGAGATAGACCAGATCAGGTAGCAAACAAGCTATATGGTAATCCAGAATATCACTGGACGTTTTCTCTTTTAAATGATGATCTTAGAAGAGACGGCTGGCCATTAACTGAAAAGGTTGTTAAAGAAAAAGCCGAACACGATTATCCAGAAGAAACTGTAACAACTCGTGCAGAAATTAATAAGCGCTTTCTTATTAACAGCGTAGTTGAAGGCGCTACTTCTGGTGCAAAGGGAAAAATTGTTGATAAAAGATTTGATTTCGGTCAATTAGTACTAGATAGATGTTGGGCGACTGGTCCGTATTTTGCATTTGGCACTAGTGCACCTCCAACAACTGGAATTAGAACTCAGGGATATTATTATCCTCTATATATGAGAGAAGAGTACGCTAACGCTGCTAGTACTGATGGAAAATCTCATGTTCATATTTTTGATGAATTTCCAGGTGAAGTTTTGTTTATGCCAAATAAATTTGCAGCAAATGCAGACACATTTGGAGTTACTAGACACGTCAGAACACTAGCAGAAATCGAGACTGACTTTGGAACCTTTGATAATTTTGCTGAAGAGTACTTTGATCTCTTGACTACTACAAGACCATTTATTGCTGAAGAAAATATTATTACGACAGAAAATGGATTAGAACAGCAGGTTAAGATCGACGCTTGGACTAAGCAATATAACGCAACTCATCACTATGAAAATGCTGATAAAAAATACGTCGACGTTTTGCCATATGCTCCATATACACAAAGATTAGAAAGCGTTCTAACATTTAGCAGCGCAGGAAGTGGAGACTACTTAATTAGCCAGAATATTATATCTGGTCCTACTAATGTTGAAGATATTTTTGACTTGAGTAGTGTTACAGCCGGTACTTTTTTATCAAACCTGCTAGGAGAGTTAGGAGGTCCTCTAGCGACCTTTGTTACAGATCTGGGAGAAGCATTGGCCGCAGGTCCAGTATCATATACTGGAATCTTGGTCTTATATAAAGATATTTGGAAAGCACTAGGGTTGAGTGATTCTTTATATAATACTATTGTTGCTTATGTAACGACTAAAATTTCTGCATCTGTTGCAAATCTTTCCACTCATGCTTTTTATCTTATTGATGGTACGGGGCAAGTCGTATTAGGTCCAGGTGTAGGATACTGCCTAGAAGATAAAACTCTAGATGAAGGTCGATATCTTTCTTATTATTCTTTACCTGACGGCACTGCGCAATTATTAGGTACTTTTAATAAAAGTGAAAGATCAGCCGCTTTTCAGATTGTCGTAGATGAGTTCGAAAGTTATATTAGTACAAACTACGAAACAGTCAATAAGCCGGCGCTACTAACTCCTGTTACATATCTTGAAAGAGTAAGAGCCCAAAACGATACTTCAAAACAAATTAAAGTACTCAAGCCGACTGTAGTTGAACAAGTTGTTGATCAGTTTAACGAGATCTTAAAGCAAGATCAACAGTTTGACGATAATACTACGGTATTAACATCTACCACAGGGCAAACCAATTTGACAGGAAGTCAGACTTCTGAATCTTCGTCATCTTCCACTGCAACTAATACTGTATCAGGATCATCCTCTTCTAGTAGTGGTAGTTCTGGGGGAAGCTCTTATTAATGGTAGCTACGGTTGAACAGACTTTTAAGACAAAAATATTAGTAGAGTTAATCTCTCCTAGGCAAGGCACTAAAAACGTTGAGTTAATTGCCCAGGAGATTAACTTCTATGAGTCTATTGAAACTCCATATGTTACTGGTAATATTGTAATCACAGACTCGTCTAACCTTTCAAATGCTGCTGCAATGATTGGTCAAGAAGATATTAAAATCACTGTTAAAAGACAGACTGATAAAGGCTCAGGCGAGACCATTATTCAAAAAGAATTGTCAGTCATATCTATTCAAAAAACTAATAAGTTGAATGATAGTACCTCTGTTTATATTTTGAACTTCATTGATAAGTTTGCTGCTAGAGATAAAATTATTCGCTGGTCTAAAAAGTATGAGAGCAAGCCTGATGCCATGATCTCTACTATTTTAAATGAAAAGCTTGGAGTTAGAACTACAGCAAGAAGTAGCGCTATTCAAAATAATATGAGAGTACTTGTTCCATTTACATACTCTCCTATGAATATAGCCGAGTGGTTAACTGCCAGATGTACTACAGGACAAGGTGCTCCGTTCTACATATTCTCGCACTTAAAAAAGAATAATGAAGTAGAACTTGTAGATCTACAGACTCTTTTAACTCAGGGAGCCTTGAATTCAGGTAATCCTTTTAAGTATAGTTCAGCAATGGGAGCTGGAAAAGAACTTCAAGCGCAGCAGCCATTTAGAATCTTGACATATGAAACAAATGTCGAAAGTACTATCAAAGCGATTAATGGCGCATCCTATGGTGCGCAATATCATTGGTTAGATCTCTACAAGGATGGAGCAAAGGAAGATAGGTATAAGATCACTGATGTATTAAGTACGCTTAACATGAGTAGTCAACCTGCAGCTCCATATAACTATGATCCTGGCTATTCTCTTGCTCCTCCATATCACGAAGGTGTTAGTACATATACCTCGCAGATTGTAACTAGAAAGATTTTTGACGATGGAACATTCTCATATAACGAAGAAGCTAACTTTGAACCTCATATGAGAAAGGCTGAAAGTAAAGGACTGTTTAACTTTGCTCCAAAAGAATCAATTATTGCTCAAGTTCCAGCAGAGTTTTTTGATAATCAAAATGAGATTGTAGGTAGAGTCATTAACTTAGAATTTCCAAAAAACATTTTTGTTGAAAAAGAAGCTGCCAGTTCTCAAAAAATGAAGGATAAGAAAAAGTCTGGCAATTGGCTAGTCTACTCTACACGCCATATCATCAGTAATAGAAACTATACGATCGCTATGACCTGCTTAAAGACTGGTACAGATGCCTCTATCGGACAGGAGCAGTTGAACGCACCATGATGAAAGCTATTCAAAATCAGTTTTATGGCGATAACCCTAGATGGTTTATCGGTGTTGTAGAAGATAATAAAAATGATCCTGAGCAGCTTGGTCGTGTCAGGGTACGTATTTTTGGTATTCACAGCCCGTACCTTAATGATATTGCTAAAGAAGATCTTCCATGGGCAAATGTTTTAATTCCCCCTACAGGTGGAGGAATCTCTGGCTTAGGTAACAGCCCTACTGGTCTTCAACAAGGCGCATTTGTCTTTGGTGTCTTTATGGATGGTGAACATTCTCAGATGCCATTTGTATTAGGAACATTTAGTAAGTTTGAGACTGATACTGGAGAAAATATTATTCCATACAAGATTGATATTCAATATGGTGGTGCAGCTGGAGGAGCAACTTCAGGGGAATCAGAATCAGATCCTGAAAGATCAACCATCCAAGGTGACTATAATAAAGAAGCTTCCAGGCTTACCTATGAGCAGCTAGCTACACTGCAGCTGGCAGCAACTGAATCTTCAACTGGTTTTGGACTTTACAATCTTTCTGATATTAGAGCTAAAGGTTATTATAATTTTTGTTCAAGTAATAACTATAATGTGGATGATCCTAGAGCTCAGTTTCTTTATATTTTCGAAGAATACAAAAAAGATGATGACCTAAACTATAGTAGTTTTAAATCTTCTGATACTATTAGAGAATCCATTGTTTCTTTCTATAAAGATTATTTAGAAAAAGACTTAAATGAAGAAGAATTACTCACTAGAGAAATTGCAGCATACGAATTAATGGATAGGTTTAACGAATTATGACGACTATTGCTTCTATTAATAATAAACTGCAGAATTTATTATCACAATATACTTCACTTATTGGAGGCGTTTATACCAGATCTTTAGCTGCAACAACTCAGTTGAAACAATTGACTAGATCTAAAAAAGATCTCAAAATCGGCGACGTTGTTCAAGGAATCGAGGTTATTAGTTTTATAGATGAAAATGAAAACCAAGAAAAAGTAGCTTTAGGAAGAGTTACTACAGCTGTTCCAGTTTTTGGAAGTCTACTAAAAACAAATTATGGATCTACGCTTTTGGCTAGTAGTGGTGACTTTTTATATGATATTACTGTACCTATGACTACTCAAGATGTGTTTAATCTTTTTAATTCAACATTAAGAAGCTATTTTTCAGTAGTCCTTACATCTGAACAAATTACATTAGCGGCTATTAGTGTGTCTGAAGGAATGGCCGATTTTAATGCCACACCTGGATATAGTACAGTACCATTAATTAATCAAGCCGGCGATGCTTTACTCGATGCTTCTAATTCTTTACTCGCCAGGTTACCAGGAAAGAAAAAATATATTTTAGATGATATAACAGAAACTAAAGATCTTGCTAATAACATATCATTAAGTAGTCTTACTGAAATGGCTCCTAGAAATCCAGTTCCTATTATTGACTATTCTAATCCTGCGCCAAGATTATCTTTAAGAACTTTAGAGGATATTGAAGCTTATCTTCTTACTTCGGTTAGAGATATTAATCAAGTTATTGTAGGACATACTAATACGTATGCCGATCAATTTGTTTCATACGATTCTTTATATTATAGAGATGTTACTATTTCTAGACTAGACGACGTATCATGTCATTTTATTATTACAAAAGAAGGACAAGTCATCACGGCCAGAAATATTAATACAGCTGCTCCTTTTGCTGATGCTAAACACAATGATTTTTCTATTGCAATAATGTTAGAGGGTGGACTTCTTGGCACTACTGGATCTGGTAACGTAAAATATTCTAAAAAAAGTTTTACTAAAGCTCAGTTTAGAGCGTTTAAAATATTCCTTAAAGCTTTCTATACCATCTATCCAGGTGGTCAGGTGTGGGGTAAGAACGATTTAGATCAAAACACAAGTGAACCCGAATTTAGTGTTACTAAATATATCGATAGTGTATTTGATAAACAGAATACACAGTCTATTGCACAGGTTAGAGACGCGGGCTCCCTGTCAACAGACGATTTGATTTTTAGCCAGAAGAGGTAACGATGGCAAATCCAGGACACCCATATAGAGGTATAAGAAACGATAACCCAGGAAATATTAAAAATATTCCCGGAGGTTGGAAAGGCCAGACCGGAATCGATGCTGGTGGTCACGCTATATTTTCTAATCCGGTATATGGCGCTAGAGCCATGTCCAGTCAGCTTAAAAGAAATGTTGATGTCTATAGAACTAGCAACCTAACTCAGCTAATTGGAGGTAACTCTCGATATCCAGGATGGGCGCCGACAAGTGACGGTAATAACGTACAGAATTATGTTAATTATATAACCGCTCACATGAATGAAAAGGGATATAATATTACCGGAGAAAGTGATATTACATCTTTGATGCAGGATTCACAGTTTAGATCTGATCTTATGAAGGCCATGACTGAACTTGAAGGTGATACCTATGAATATTTTACTAATGAAATTTTAAAGGCTGGTGATGAGGCTGTAGGCAAAAATGAACAAGATATCAATACAACTCCTAGCCCATCCTCTAGCGCATCACAAAATCCATCTAATAGTCCTACCAACTCTCCTAATTCAACTCCAGGAGGAAATAGTTCTGCAGGTGCAGCAGGCAGTACAGCGGCTCCAGCATCTTCATCAGGTGGTGGAGAATTGGGATTTAAAGATCCAGATAGAAACTATCCAGAAGAAAAATACGTTGGAGAGCAAACTACAAACAAAGCAGCTCGAGCCGGAGCTCCAGAATGGGAAACTAGATTAAACCTTCCTCAAAGTGCAATAGGTAGAGAGTTACTCCCTAAAGAATTTAATCCAGAATATCCTAGTAACAAAACATATGAAACTGAGGATAAACATCGTATCGAATTAGATGATACTGAAGGTAAACCTAGGATTGAATACGCCCATATGAATGGTTCTGGATTTTCGATGGAAAACGAGCCAGATAAAGCAAGAATGTTACTTAATTCCTATGGCGACATGGTAGAGTTAGTAGGCAATGATTTTACTATGATTGTAAATGGTAATGGAGATATTCTCTATACAGGAAACTTGAATCTTACAGTTGAAGGTAATATGAATTTAAATGTTAAAAAGGATTTAACGTTTAGAGTGGGCGGAACCTATAGAGAATTTGTTGATAAAGATAAGCGTTTGCTGACTGTTGGTAAAAAAAATGAATCAATCGGTAAAAATTATGAACTTAAAGTTGATGAAAATTTTATAACAAAAGTCGATGGAAAATACGATCTTTTAGCAGATTATATGAAGATTAGCCTTAATGACGGAGCTAATATTTCTACTGGAGAAACTATAGCTGTTAGTTCTGATAAAGTTCAAATTGCTACAGGAGATTTTACTTCTACATCTACATCTATTGACGTCCAGGCATCTTCTGGTGTAATTGGCGGTAATGCTGTTCAAATATCTGCAGGACAAATTGGACAATATAATTCTGCGGCTGTAACTGAAAACAAAAGAACTAATTCATCTGAGGGGCAAGTTACTAGTGTAACACAGACCCAAACTGAAGTTAAAAATAAAGCTGGTGCTAATAAAGATGCAATTAAACCAGCAGATATATACAGCGGTAATGGAGGTCAATTAGTATGATTATTCCAACTGAAGATCTTACTGTTGATCAGGTTAGACTGCTTCTTAGAGAGGAAAGTAACCGTTACAATTCCTATTTTTTGGGATTTGCCATGTCAAAAAAAGTATTGAATCCAAATTTTGCTTTATCTGTTCCTGTTGGAGTAAAAAGAATTTTAGGTAATAATGACAATAGAGCTAGAACTGGAACTACGGCATTTGGAAAGTCAAATCAGCCCAAATTAAGATTTAAGTTTACTAATAATAAATCCAGAATTTTACCCGAAGCAAAGTATAATCCAACTCTTATGAAAGATTTTGATTCTGGAGTTAAATTAAGTAACACGATTACTTTGTCTAGTTTTTTAAAAAATGGAGATCTAAATTTAGTATCGACATTGGAAGATAAAAGACAGATCGTCAGAAACTTATATATGCAAACTTATATGATTAATTCATTTAATAGTTTAGATAGATTTAAATCACTTTCATTGCAAGTTTCTGAAAGTTATTATACTTCATTAGCAGGCGAAACTATTGAAGGTATTAGAGATTTGCAAACAAAAGGAAGAGCTGTAGTTTATAAAGTAGTCGGTAAAACTGGAGAAATAGATCACGCTAAAACATATGAGTTAGCTGAGTACTGGTCAAAAACTCAATTGTATGATAATATTATTTTATCTTATGATACTGTGGATCCAGACTTAAGATACTCATCGGAGATTATTGTGACTATGCCTGAGATTCCATTTGACTATAAGACAACATTTTCTAAGATTAATGGTACACAGTTTAACTATCGACGAGCCTTACAAAATGGGTTTGCCGAATTATTCGTATAAATAATTTTAAATATTGAAAGATTTTCAATGGCAGTAGTTAGAAGTTTTGCAGCAGAAGATAAGGACCTAGGCAGTAGAAGTATTATTGCCTCGCGCAGTCGATTATATAAAGATATTGATCTCACACTAGCAATTAAGCCTGACGGTGATATTTTTAAAAAGACTGATGCCGCAGCAGTAAAACAAGCAATCAAGACTTTGATCCTAACTAACTTTGGCGAGAAGCCTTTTCAGCCTTTTTTTGGTGGAAACATTCGAGCTCTTTTATTTGAGTTAGCAAATGACCTTGGTTTAGAAGATGAAATCAAATACTATATTGAGCTTGCTGTAAATAACTTTGAGCCTAGAGCGGAAATCATTTCTGTTAATGTAAATTTACTACAAGATGCTAATGACTTAAGAGTCACAATCGAGTTCAAGATCTTATCGACAGAAGAAGTCGTGATCTTCACAACTGATATATCAAGGATTAGATAAGAGACATGGCAACAACGATTTCATCCTCTCAGTTAGATTTTGCTGGAATTAAAGCAGGACTGATTAATCATTTAAGAAAGCAAGATCAGTTTACTGATTATGACTTTGAAGCATCGGGTATGTCTGCTCTTCTTGACGTATTGGCATATAATACTCATACAAATGCGTTAATTGCAAACTATGCTTTAAATGAAACATTTCTAACTACAGCTCAGCTTAGAAGCTCTATGGTTAACCATGCCATTAAGTTTGCATATGTTCCTGGATCTAAGGCTGCGTCGACAGCAACGCTTAATCTTTCTGTCGATATGAGCGGACTTGCTATACGTCCATCCGAAATTACTCTTCCTATAGGTACAGTATTTGTTGGCACTCTCGGCGATCAAACATATAACTTTAGAACGTTGGCTGAATACAAAGGATACGATACCACAGGAACTGGAATTTATACATTTCAAGATAGTGGCGGCAATGCCGCAATTTTTGCCCTTGAAGGAACTCTAACTACAAAAACGTTTTTGGCTGATACAACTGAAGGTCGCCAGATCTACGTCATTCCAGATACGAATCTTGATTTGGCAACGCTAACTGTTAACGTATTTGATGACGTTAATTCAACTAATTTTGATACTTACACTTCTGTCAATCTTTTGAGCAGCGGTATTTCTGCTGATACTAGATTATTCATTCCATTAGAAACTTATAATGGTTTCTATGAGATTAACTTTGGTGATGGAGTCGTAACGGGTAAAGCACCTGAACCTGGTAATTTAATTAGAGCAACATATTTAAGCACTAATGGTATTGAAGCAAACGGCATTGATAAGTTTGAGGCAGCTGCTAGCTTTAGATACAATAATCAGTCCTATAACTATATCATTACTCCTATTGGTAAGACTGCTTTTGGATCTGAAAAAGAAGGCGTTGAGTCAATTAGAGCAAACGCTCCGCTAAGTTACTTAGCGCAAAATAGATTTGTAACTCCGATTGATTATATTGGTATTATTGCAAATAGTATTCCGGGAATTAAATCAATCAATGCCTGGGGAGGAGAAGACAACGTTCCCCAAAAGTACGGTAAAGCAATTGTTTCTATAGAATTTACTTCCGATGTATCGGCAGTTCAAAGACTTGCCGTTGAGCAGCAAATTCAACAATTGTTATTGAGCCGGCTTTCTATGATATCTATCGATACTGAATTTGTTACTCCTGAAAAAGTATATCTGAATTTAACAACAAATGTCGACTACGATCCATCTAAAACTAACCTTACTGAAAATGCCTTAGAAATACAAATTGCAAATACTATTTCTTCTTATTTTGCTACAAACTTAGGTAAGTTTAATAATGTATTTAGAAAGTCTAAATTGACTCCTACTGTAGATGCAGTTGATAATTCTATTTTATCATCTAATATTACTATTGAGCTTGAAAATAGGTTAGTTCCTTTCTATAATACTACGACTCAGAGATATGTCAAAGAAGACTATACTTTAAGTTTTTTAAGTGTGTTACAAGAACCAGATGATGCAGTTCCAATTATTACTAGTGATGCGTTTAGATATCAACTAGGTGACGGTACTACAGTTATTGTTACTATTGAAAATAATACTGGTTCAGACAGACACTCGGCTAACCTAAGATTAGTAGATTCTAGAGGTAACGTAATTGTTTCTAGTGTAGGTGAGTACGTACCTAGTACTGGTAAAGTTAACTTAAGAGCTTTCCAGCCTTATAGTATTGTTTCAGGACAATCTTATATTGGGATTAAAGCTAAACCAGTTGACGAATCAGTAGTTAAGCCTTTGAGAAACCAGATTATTAATCTTGGTAAAAATATTGTAGATGTCGATCCTGACGTTGACTTCGCTAACTCTGTTGTTGGAACGACTAATTAAAAATGACTAATCTTCTTCGAGACATCAACCGACGACCGCTAAACTTTAATCAAGACTTTATTGATACGGTTATTCCTGAACATTTTCAACAGGAATACCCACAGTTCGTCAAGCTACTTGAAGAGTACTATGATTTTCTTAGAGATGAGTTCGAACCGACTAAAGAGTTAAAAGATTTATTTTATATCAGAGATTTTGAATCTACTCCAGAAGAATATCTTCAATATCTTTTTGATGAGGCTTTAGCTTCAGGAATTAGTAAAGACGCATTTCCATACCCAAGACTTACTCTAAAGCTTTTACCACAACTAAATAGAATTAAAGGTACCGTTGTATCTGTAGATTCGTTTTTTAGATACGTATTTGGTGCAGATGCACAACAAAGATATCCAAAGAACGATATGTTTATCGTTGGTAAAAGTCAGATTGGATATGATTCTCAAAAGTTTATTCAAGATTCATTTTACTATCAAATCTTTTCTATTCTTATAAAAAGTGACATACCTCCCACTGAATGGTTAGATGTTTATAAAAGATTTTTGCATCCTGCTGGATTTGCAATTTTTGCTGAAACGTTCTTTGAAGCTATAACAACAAATACCGCTATCAATGAGATGCCATTAGCTATCATTGATTCTGCCGCCTCAGAGCTTACATTTGTTAATAGAATCGAAAACTTTGTAAATCCAGCAAATGCAGAAATTTTTGGAATAGACTCCGATAATCAAATCAGATATCCACTTTATGCTAATGCAACAACTACATTCCCAATTAGTATCCAAGATTCTTTTGGTTCGTTAGATTCTGGACTAGATAGTCTTTATGGAACTATTCAGAACTTGTTAGACTTAAACTCTCCAACATTTGATGACAGCGGCACATTTGGAGTTTTCCCATTCATTGAAATGTCGAATAACAATGAATTAATGAGCGAAGCTGAATTCCCATATTATGCAGATTCCGGTGTAGATACAGCATAAATAAAAACAAACACATTACAATAGAAACGGTCCCAATCAATGGTATTATTAGATTCAAATAGAATTGAGCTGATTAACAAAGGAACCAGTGCTAACGATGGTACAGGTGATACCTTACGAGAGGCAGCTACTAAAATCAATAGCAATTTCGGAAAAATTGATAGTGACATTGCTGACCTTACTCTTGTACAGCTTTTAACAAAAGAAATCACTGAGGGTGATGCTAAATTAGATCTGACAATCCTTCCAGTTCAAACGACTGGATATGTTGTATGGAATAATGGATTTGACAGTATCGGTCATATTGCTACAACTTTGGATTCTACTGATAGTGCAGGTACTCAAGTAGGAACCTTTGCATATATCAGAAATCTAAATCGATTTGTAGCATCAGACTCTTCTACGTTTAATAGAAGATTGTTAGACAGCGATACTTTTTCGCTAGAAACATTTCCTAACTTTACTTCTGCATTCACAGATGACAGTAACAATGAGATTTTACAGTTAGCTAGTTCTAATAATAACTCGGTTAATTATTTAAAAATTAGTAATACTGATAGTGCTCCTGTGGTTTCTGCAGTAGGAGATGATACAAATGTAAATCTTACTTTATCTGCAAAAGGTACAGGAGACGTCAAAGTAATCAATGGATTTAATGTTGGAGGAAATGCTTCCGTTACTGGAACACTTACAGTATTAGATTCAGCAGTTTTAGAAAATGTTACTGTACAAAATGCAACATTTCTTAACAATGTTACTATTAATAGCGATTTAACAGTAACGGATGAACTACGCCTCAATGGATTTGCAGTTGTTACTCCTGAAGTTTTAACCGTAACCGATCAGGCTGGAGTCGAAGACTCAGCAACATATACATTAGTCGATGCTAATATTGCTAAAGTTACGCATGATTCCGATCTTACTATTAATCTAGTAGGCGGTGTAGGCGGAACTTTAGATGGATATAGCTTTACGCTTATGGTTAAGAACTCTAATTCAAGTAATTCTATCAGTGTCACGATAGCTAGTCCTACTGCGACTGTTAGTCATGCTATTGGTAACCCTATTACTCTTGCTAGTAATAAGTTCTCTATTATTGGTGGGATTATGTTCGATTCTGATAATATTCTAATCTCGAATGCAAACACGGTATAATAATGGCTCTTTTTACTCCCAATATAGCTTTTTTAAACTTTAAAGTTGATGAATTTTTCGGAGAAATAGTATTTGAAGCCTCTGGGACTTATACTATAGAGATCGACACGCCGGGAGGTTCTGCTACTACTGCAGGAGGATTAGTATATGATATCTCTAACGACAAATATCTAATTCCTAATGGAGTTGGTTTAGCTAGCGCTGGAATAACTGCCATTGCTGTTGGTGCTGGCGGTGGGGCTTCCGGAGGCAATGGCAGTGATGGTGGCATGGGCGGAGGCGGTGGCGCCTTGTCCTATATGAATAATTACGGTGCTGGAGCACTAACTGCTGGAAATCAATTTACTGTTATTGTCGGGGGCGGCGGTACTGGTGGACCACGACTGACGGCTTCCAACAGTTCCGCTATTAACGGTACAGCTGGAGGAATATCCAAACTCGTTCAGGTTTCTGATAGCTCTGAACTCATCATAGGGAATGGAGGAGCTGGTGGAGTATTTACTGATGGTTTTGCTCTTGGCGGAGCATCTTCAGGAACAGCTAGAAATGGTGGGGGTGACGGAGGTGCCGGTGGAACACAGTTTGGCGGTAATGACGGTACAGGCGGAGGTGGAGCCGGAGGATATAACAATAATGGTGGAAAAGGCTTTAATGAGAATCAAAGTAAGATATTCTACACAAACTTAGGAGCCGGTGGAAGTGGAGCCGGAGGTAACCATACCAGGGATGCCCGCAACGCTTATAGTTATACCGGAGGAGGTGGAGTTGCGTTGTACGGAATTGGAAATTCAGGTACTGTCACTTTTGATGCTTATGCTAGAGCACAATTTGCAGCGACTCAGGGATCGTTAAATGTTGCTCCAGCGACGGCTGAGGTTGGAGTACAGAAATTTGGTAATGGCAGAGGTATTGGAGCCGGAGGCGGCGGCCTAGAGGATGACGCTAGTGCTTCTGGCGGCACCGGCGGAAACGGCGGAGTGAGAATCGTATTCGGCGGGGCATCAAATCCCAGAAGCTTCCCAAGTACCAATGTTGGGCAAAGTAGTTCATTAGGTAATGTTCTTACTGTGACTGGTTCAGCAGGCGCCGGTGATTATGGCGGACAAAATCAATTTGGCACGTAAACCATGATAAATAAAATAAATAGATTTTAATCAATAGGTAAAGATAGATGGTAGCAATCGTAACCGATAAAATGAAAAAGACTATTCTAGAACATGTTATCGTGGATCTAGAAGATACTGGTCATAGTAATGCGTATTACTATATTGGTCTTGGTAAGTCTGATCAGTGGAATATTACTGAGACTGTACCATCTCCAGTTAATACTCTTTTAGAAGAAAAAGAAGCCAGAAATAACCTACAAGCTGTAAAAAAAGTTACTGATATTTCACTAGTAACTAATAGATACGGCTGGTCTAACGGCGTAGTTTATAATGCGTATAATCCCAATGTTAGTCATACTGCAAATGGCAGGTATTATGTTTTAACTGAACAAAACAGAATTTATATTTGTCTACAATCGCCTAAAACTACTACTGGGGCAAATATTGCTTCAGTAGTAGATCCAGATACAATCGGTACTGCTACTTCTGCTAAAAAGACTACAGATAATTATATTTGGAAATATCTTTATACAGTTTCGGCTGTACAAGCAAATAGATTCTTGACAGCAAACTTTATTCCAGTTGATAACATTGACAGTGCTCCTGGTAGTCCAACTAATATTCAAACTGCACAAATTAATGTTCAAAATGCAGCTGTAGAAGGTGAGATTATTGGTTATCAAATTTCTCAAGGCGGTGTAGGGTACTCGACTACTCCAACGTTAACAGTTATAGGTGATGGCTCTGGAGCGGCTCCCACGGCAGTTCTAAACGCCGCTGGTGCGATTATTGACGTAAGGCATAAAGACAGTAGCGGTAATGGAGTATTTGGCTCAGGATACAATAACGCGACAATTCAAATTACCGGTGGATCTCCTACAACCGCAGCTAGTATCAAGCCAATCATTAGTATTAATGGCATTGGTAAAGATGTTAGAGACGATATTAGATCTACTTCTGTTATGTTTAATGCCAAGCCTAGTGGTTCAACTGATACTGATTTCTTACTTAATCAAGATTTCCGCCAGATCACATTGATTAAAAATCCAAAAAAGTATAACGATTCTGACTTTACGGATTTGACCGGTCGCGCTCTAAGATCTTTAACTGTAACTGATTCAGCAGATCTTACTAATGCAGACGTCGATATGGTTATTCAAGACTCTGTAAATGGAGCTAAAGCTTATATTGATCTTATTGATGGGGATAAAATTTTCTATCATAGAAATGATAATCTGAATTACTTACCTTGGGTAGTTGGAAGAAATATTCAAGACTCAGCAGCTACTTTTGGACCTGCAGAAATCTCAGCTGATTCTCAAGGTGAATTTGATCCATTTACTGGTGAAATTATTTACATTGAAAACCGTGCTCCAGTTACACGAGTCAGTGAGCAAATCGAAGATATTAAACTTATCCTTCAATTATAGGAACGTATAAGAAATGGCAGTTTTTAATAAAGACACTCTGGGTACAACTTACAGAGACGATTTTGATGAGGATAAGGGATTTTATCAAATCCTTTTTAATTCTGGAGTAGCTCTTCAGGGAAGAGAATTAACTCAGTTACAAACTATCCTTGGAGATCAAATTGAAAAGTTTGCCAAGAATATCTTTGTAGATGGAAGTGTAGTCGAGCCCGGCGGTGTTTCTATTATTAGTAACTACGAATATATTAAAGTTACTCAATCTACAGTCGATAATGTTACTGCCGGAGATATTTTACGCAACGCAGGAAATACTATCAGAGCAGAAGTAATTAATAAAATTAATGCTACTGATACAGATTCGTCCGTCATTTATGTAAAATATGTAAACACTTCTGGAGCAACAACTTCTCTTACTAGTGTTGCTAATACCGACATTAGATTTAAAGCAGACGATGTACTAACTAACTTGGCAAACTCTGCCACTTTAAATGTGGAAGCCGGCGCAAATAATCCTATTGGATTTGGCAGTTACGCCGATGTGCAGCCTGGTGTATATTTTACTAGGGGTAAATTTGTAAAGTTTTCTGGTGGAAAAATTGTTATTTCCAAATTTAGTCCTACTCCTACAGAGACTCTTGGCTTCAAGGTTATTCAGGATGTAATTCAGCCTACAGATGATATTTCACTTTATGATAATGCTAACCCAGGCGCAGTACCAAATCAGTCTTCGCCAGGCGCGGATCGTTATAGAATTCGATTAGAATTAGCTTTAGAAAGAAATATTGATTCCGATGAACAGTTTATTTTCTTGACTGACATTATAGGTGGTATTAAACAAAATCAGCCTGAACGTACAGTATATGGCATCTTAGGAGATACTTTAGCCGAACGAACAAAAGAAGAGTCTGGTAACTACACTGTAAAGGATTTTAATTTAGATATTCAGACAGGAAGTACAGATAATTTAGTTGCTAGCTTAACTCCTGGAATCGCATATGTAAATGGTTTTAGGATTGAAAAATCCGACAAGACAAATCTTTTGCTTAGTAAAGCTAGAGATACTGAGACTATTAATAATGAAGCAGTCGCCGCAAATATTGGTAACTTTATTACTATTAATGGTGATAGTGGTCAGTTTGCTGGTATGCCTGATATTAACTCTTTTGAAGAATTGACTTTAAAAGATAGTACAGGATTTACAGGAGATACTTTAGGTACAGCTAGAATTAGGCAAGTTGTCAGATCCGGAAGTAATTATAGATTCCATCTGTTTGATATTCAAATGGATAGTGCCAATAACTTTAGAGACACTAGAAGCTTAGGCAGCTCGGTTAATTCCTATGGTAATATTGTATTAGAAAATAATATTGCTGTTCTTAAGGAAACCAGTAATAATAACTTGTTCTTTGATCTAACTAGAGAAAAAGCAAAGTCAGTAACCGACGTTAGTTTTGATGTTCAGCGTAAGTTTGAATTTTCTACTGGAGGCGGAGAAACTGAACATACTGAAACATTAACAGCGTCAGGCGAAACCTTTACTAATATTAATGACTGGATTTTTATTGATAAAACTAATAACGATAGAGTGATTAATACTCCAGCGTTTACTGGTGGTACAGGACAAGCAAGTATTACTTTTTCTGGACTTACCAGCTCTAATAGTTACGAAATTATTGGCTTTGTAAATAAGTCAAATCCAACACTAAAAATCAAAGACTTAAGAACTGCGACTGAGACTTTAACTGGAACAGGCGGGACTATCAACCTTACTAATTTTGATATTTTCTCTTTGGATTCTGTAGGAGACGCTAGCGCATCTAATAAGAATATTAAAAGTCGTTATACCCTTGATAATGGTCAGAGAGATAACTTCTTTACAACTGGTCGACTTTTATTAAAATCAGGACAGTCTGCTCCAAGTGGAAACGTACAAGTTAGGTATCGTTATTTTGAGCATGAAAATGCTGGAGACTATTTCTCTATTAACTCTTATAAGTCTGCGAGTGTGTCTGGAGGAATTGCTCCAGAAAATATTCCTACATATCGCCAAAGAAACGGTGAAGTTATTGACTTCCGTAACTATCTTGATTTTAGAAGCTTTAAAGACTCTGCCTTGGGGGCGTTTACTGAGACCGGTGCTAATAGAATTGTTGAGCTTCCTAAAAGTACTGATATTATTACAGCAGACATTGAATATTATCAAGGAAGAAAAGATGCTATTGTAGTTGAAGGAAAATCTTCTTTAACTCCTGGAACATCTAGAGCGCCAAAAATCAAAGTGATTCAGGGCAAATCCGATTTTGATCCAGAAATTCCTGCAATTCCAGATACATCAATGAAAATTTTTGATCTAGAGTTTAAGCCATATACTGATGATGAAAATGATATTATTATTAGTAAAATTGATAATCGCCGTTATACTATGAGAGATATTGGTGATATTGAAAAAAGAATCGATAATCTTGAGGAAGTAACATCTCTTACTCTTCTTGAGTTAGAAACTTCTTCTTTAGAAGTTCTTGATGCAAGTGGTAATAATAGATTTAAAAATGGATTCTTTGCTGACAACTTTAAAAGCTTAAACTTTTCTGATATTACAGATGAGCAATATTCGGCATCTATTGATCTTGAAACTGGTATTCTTGGTCCAAAATATAATGATAAAACTGTAGAATTGTTCCATGATGTTGATGATGGAGATAATAGTAATATCTTCTTTGGCGGTGACCGTATTATGTTGAACTTTGATGAGTCACCATTTATCTTACAAAACTTAGCAACAGAAACAGAAAACCTCAACCCGTATGAGTTTAGACAGGTTGTAGGAGATTTGCAAATCACTCCTCAAAGTGACTTTTTCTCTGAAACTAGAATTATAGGAACTAATGTAGTAGGAAGAACTTCTAGAGTCGTTCGTAGAAACGGACGTCCTTCTAGAACTGTAAGAACTACTTTCCAAGTAGTTGGTGTAAGAACTGTCGGTGTTAACATTCTTCCATTCATGAGACACCGTCAGGTATGGTTTAGAGCAACTGGCCTTCGTCCTAATACTAAGTATTTCTCTTTCTTAGATGACGTTAATATTAGTGATTTTACAATTAAGATTGATAATCTGTTTACAAATCTTTATGATTCTGCATCACAAGGAACAAACTTAGTTGTAGTTCCTAATACTGGCGCACAAGTTAGAACTCCTGCAGTAGTTAATAGAGCACTTCCTACTGTTTCCGAAATTAGAACTACTGTTGGAAATAGAACTTCTAGGAGAAATAGAAGGACCCGCAGAAGAAACGCTGTTAGAGTTAGACCTAATCTTAGCGGATTTACAACGCCAACTTCAATGCAATCGAATCCATTAAACAACTTAGTTTTCAATGGTATCTCTGTTGCAGATTCACTTACTAGTGGAGCATATAGTACTGTAACTCAACACCCTCTTAAAGATGGTACTAATGCGCAAGCTTTGATTACGGATAACTTTGGTATTATTGAAGGTTCATTTTTCGTACCAAATAATCCAAATCTTAATATTGCCAGAACTAGTATCCGAACAGCTGGAAACAGTATTGGATCTTTAACTCTTTCTCCTGAGGCTTCTACTACAAGTGAAACTGGAGATGCGCTCGGCAACTTTAATAATAATGATAATTTTAGACTCGATCTTTCAAGCACAAATAAGCTGCTACGCTTTAGAGGCGGCACTATACCATTTACGTTAATTGATATCAGTGAACTTGACCTTACCGGTGCTGCATCTTATGCTCAGACATTCTACACCTCTGAAGGTCAAGAGGTTCTTCAAGTACGTGATGTTATTAGAAGAACGACCATCGTATCTCAAAGAAGAGACCACGATCCATTGGCTCAATCTTTCTTCCAGAACAACGATGACGGTGCTTTCCTAAGTAGAATTGACGTATTCTTCGCCAATAAAAATACTACAGATGGCGGAGATGATGTGGATGAAGATGTATTCTTAGAAGTAAGACCTATTGAAAATGGTGTTCCTTCTCAGGAAAACGCTGTTCCAGGATCTAGAGTTGTACTGTCTAATAAAGACATTAATCTTCCAGCGGTAGCTGAGGCTAATCGTACTATTGATGATCTTGTAGCTACATCATTTAAGTTCAAAGCTCCAATTCATTTAGATGGCAATAGAGAATATGCGTTTATTTTAATTGCTCCTAATAACCGATACAATGTCTACGTTGCTAGAACTGGAGATCTCTTACTTGGTAGAACAGATAGAAGAGTAACAAGACAACCTCTGCTTGGATCGCTGTTTATGTCACAAAACAGCATTACGTGGACTCCAGATCAAACTAGAGACATCATGTTTAGGTTATGGAGAGCTAAGTTCAAGAGAACTGGTAATGCTAAACTGGCAAACATGCCATTAGAAGATGTACAACTTACTGCAGATCCATTCTCAGTAATAAATGCAGATTCTAACATTAGTGTTTTCCATCCTAACCACGGATTTACTAAAAATGATGAGATTGATCTGTATGTTTCCGATTCCTCTGAGTTGACAACTGTAGCTAACTTTGGTGGTGTTACTGGCACCAGCTTGTTAGGAAGAAAAACCGTGGCTAAGGTTGATGGTGACTTTTTCCAATTTGTTCATGATTCTGCGCCTACTTCGACTGCAGTTGGCGGTGGCTCTAAAATCATGTGTACACAGAATGCGATGGTTGATGAAATCATTCCAATGATTCAAGACTTTAAGCCAGAACCTACTACTCTGACTTACAATGCAAACTTAACTCAAGGTGTTGGTCTTGCGTTAGCAAATGATGAGAACCAAAGCATCTCTTATGCAACTCCTAAAGGATTTGAGGTAGTACCTTTCCAAAACTACCTGTTAGATACATCTAGAATTATTGCGGGCGAGACTATTGAGGAAGAAGAAAATACACTTCTTGATCAAGACTCTGGTAGCGCTAGACTGTCTCTTGAAATAGATGTGTCATTGACAACTACTACTGATTGGGTATCTCCTGTAATTTACTCTGATGTCATGAGTATGGTAGCACGTGCAAATATTATTGACAATCAAGATTCTGACACTGATGCTACATATCCATTAAATAATCCAATTACGTTTGTCAATGAAGCTACTGCCACAGGAGGATCGCATCTTTCAAAGCACATCACGCGGCCTATTGTTCTTGATGAAGCTGCTGTAGGATTAAAAGTTCTGCTTGGAGCTAATAGACCTGCATATATCTTAAATGATCAAGTAGGTGAAGCTGATTTTGACGTCTATTACAAGACCGTGCCGATTGGATCGGATTTAACTCTTGATGATGTATCTTGGATTTTGGCTAATAAAGATTTTGATATTGCAGCTGATGCTAATAGAGATATTTTTAGACAATATGAATACACAATTGGCGGTTTAGGCGGTACCTTATCTCCATTTACAACCTTTGCAATTAAAATTGTAATGAGATCTGCTAATACCTGTTCACCTCCAAGATTTAGAGATCTTAGAGTAATTGCGTTAGGTACATAATGAAAAATTATATTCCAGTTGAAGGGAATTTGCACTTAGTCCGTGACAAAAGTACAGGTGCAATTCTCAATATAAACAAGGGTGGACTTTATGCTGCACGGCAAAAGAAAATTGCTGAAAGTGAAGCAAAAAAAGAAGCTGAAAACTTAAAAAGTGAGATTGCGGAACTAAAACAATTGATTCAAAATCTTTCTAAATCTGAATAATACATTGATTATAAATATAAGTAAATTGTAATCTAGAGGTAATTATGGCCCAGCAAAGAGATTTTGTTATTGATCAAGGAACAGATGTCACAATCGAATTACATCTTAAGAATGAGGATGGAACCGACAAGGATCTTTCTGGGCATATCTTAAGAGGTAAGATTAAAAAGAATTATAATACTACTGACAGTGACCAGATTTTTAACTGGACAACAGCTATATCTTCTCCAGCAGCTGACGGTGTTGGAACAATTACTTTGACTAGTACTACGACAGATACAATGAAAGCGGGCAGATACGTATATGATATTGAGTTAGTTGGTGGTGATTCTGCAGATATAGTTGAACGAATTTTAGAAGGAAAAATTAATATTACTCCTTCTGTCACTAAATAGGAAGATATAATGGCTACCTATGTAAGTGAATTAAGAAGAAATGCGGATGCGAAAAAAGTAAAAGTTGAATATCGTGACGGCACGGTTGTTGAAAAGATCGTAGTTGGAAAACCTATCTCCCTCTCAGATGTAAGAGGAAATCTGCTTAGAGATCTTGGTGATGTAGCTGACAGTGCGGGAACTCCTTTAAGTGGTATTACGACAAATATACAAGATGGAAGCCTTTTGGTTTTCAACTCAAGTAACAGAAGATTCGAGACTACTACAACATTAGGAAGAACTGACAGGCCGAATCAAAAGCAGACTATTAACGGGGGCGAATACTAAATGGCCGTCATTCTTATAAAACGTTCGGATAGCGACGGTAAACCAGCTGACGGCAATCTAGCTCGCGGTGAACTTGCGTATGCTTTTGGCACAGGTACTACTACTAATGAAGGCCAACGATTATTCGTAGGTGTTCCTAATGGTGGTACAAGTAGAACTGCTATTATTGGTGGTGAATATTTTACTGAATTCTTAGATCACACTCCAGGTGTTCTAACAGATTCCTCTGCTATTATTACTGATGGTAGTGGCAAGATTGATCAACTTAAAGTCGATAATGTTACTATTGGTGCATCTGAAGACAATACTATCAGTACTAGTACTGGTAACTTGATTCTTGATGCAGCAAGTGGCGTAATTAGAATTGGTGCACTTGAGTTTGATAGTGATGAGATTAGATCTACTTCTGCTAGTGAATTCTTAATCTTAAATCCGTATCCGACTAATGATTCAGGTACAGTAATCATTAAGGGTAACCTGAGAGTTGATGGTACAACTACTACTGTAAATTCTACCGAAGTTACTATTAATGATATTGCATTAATCCTTGGTGATAGTGCAGGTTCTGTACAAGCCGATTTCAACGGCGCTGGCATTATTATATTTAATGATGACAGTAATACTGTATTTGGTAGTACTTCTCCATCGATCAAATATAACTCTACTACAGATCGTTGGGATTTTAGTAGAGCCGTTAATGCGGACTCTGCCGTTATTGGCACAGCTACAATCAACAACATTTCCTTTACTGATTCTGCCCTATCACAGTTCTTAGATAGTGACGACTTTGTATTCAGTGGAGGACAAGCTAGTCTTAAAGCCGAAGCTATTCAAGATGTTGTTGGAGCTATGGTCACCTCCAATACAGAAACAAACATATCGGTTACGTATCAGGACCTTGATGGTACTATCGATTTTACTGTGCCTACTGCATCGACTTCTCAGGTTGGCGTTGCACAATTTGACGACAGCGAATTCAATGTTTCTAACGGATTAGTGACATTAGACACCATTGATGGTGGAACCTACTAGTATAAATAAATGAAAGTGGCGGAGCTCATATAGTTACCGCCACTTAAAAATATAAATTTTTAGGCTTATATAAGTCAAATGTAGGTTTGGAGACATAATGTCAACTATTAAGTTGCGTCGCAGCGCTGTAACCGGTAATAAGCCGAATACAAGCCAATTAGCTTTAGGTGAAGTTGCCATCAATACACACGATGGCAAGATGTTCTTTAAGAGAGATAAGAACGGCGAACTATCTATTGTTGAACTAGGTGGCGCAGCAGTTGCTGAGAACGTTTTTTATGTTTCTAAAAGCGGCGATGACAGTAATGCCGGAACAAGCATAGATCGGGCATTCCTTACACTTGATAAAGCTTTAGAAGTTGCAACAACTCGACGCACAAATGCGGGGTTGGATGACGATGGAGCCGAAGGTTCTGTTTTAGAAACAAAGACCAGAAGAGACCTTGGTCTTTATATTGATGCTTCCAAGTATGACATTGCATTAGGTACTAAGTTTAATCAGGTATTTCAGGGAAGAGCTGGTTCCTATACACAAGGAATCACAGAAGTTCTTTTTAGCTTGGATGAAACCAAAGACTTAGTTAATGACTTGACTGCTATTAGTGGTCAAGTCAGCTCTCTTTCTAGAGCAGATGCATATTTTGATGAAGTAAAAGATATTATTCAGAACGGTAGAGATAACGCAGACGCTTTAGGTGCAAGTCAATATCCTACACCTACTAATGCATCTACATATTACGATTCAAGCTTGACAGAAGATGATGCTACAAGATCTAAATCTAGACTCTTGAATAACAAAGTTTTCATCTCTGAAGAAGTTAATGAATTTGTAAAAGCAAACTATACTATTGAATATGATAGTGATAAGTGTAAAAGAGATATCAGATTTGCCGTAGAAGCTTTAACATATGACGCTACATACTTAGGTAACGCTGGTGCATATGATAATGCAAACTTTTTCTTCTTTAACGGAGATGGTGGACCACAAATTCCTGAATACCAGAAAACCGGAACTGCTGCAGCGTATGATAGACTCGCAGCAGTATTAGAAGATGTTTTGGCAGGAAACTCTATTACATTATCCGGCCCTGGTGGAAACTATACGACTACGCAAAATACCACAGGTCTTTCTCCTAGACAAACAAAAATCACAGAGCTGTCTGCTTCCGCTACAATGATTGGTAATGTGATTAGAAATGGAACAACATCTCTTCCTGCTAGCAGAATTGCTCCGGATTCTGACTCTAGAGTTACTTTTGACAGCGCAGGATTAGATGCTGCTGAATTTAAAACGTCTTTTGATGCTATTGCTAGTAATAAGTCAACTATTATTAATGACGTAATTGTATCTGTAGATAGTGAGTTTCCATTATTGTTTGGTATTGGTGACAGATATTTAGATGTCTTAGATGCTCCTGAAATCGCCTCTACGATTTATCTCAAGACAGGTGATTATCAGATTAATAATCCAGTAGAAGTCCCAAAGAACGTATCTATTATTGGTGATAACCTTAAGAATACAAGTGTTCGTCCTAAGAATCCTACCTCTGATATGTTCTATGTTAACAATAACTGTTATATCTCAGATATCACCTTCCGCGATCATTTACAGCCTGCTGCTGTAATTTCTTGGGATCCAACTGGAACTCCTAGTACAAATATTATTGTAAACTCTCCTTATATTAGAAACTGCACATCTATCACAGGTCCTAACTTAGCCAGAAATGATGATGGTACCTACAAATATCCAGACGCTAGTGATTCCTCCAAGCCTGCACAAGGCGGTGATGGTATTCGTAATGACGGATCTAAGGTTGGTGGTATTAGATCTATCGTAGTTGACTCGTTCACACAGATCAACCAAGGCGGTAAAGGTGTATACCTGTTAAACAGAGGTTATTGTCAGTTGGTATCTGTGTTTACAGTATACTGTGACGTCGGATTCTTAGCTGAAAATGGTGGATTTGCTTCGATTACCAACTCCAATAGTTCTTTTGGTAATATCGGCTTGAAAGCAACTGGTGTATCTGATAAGCTATATGAGGCAAAGGTAGATGGTCAACAAGATCAAGTTGATAATCTAATTACTCTTAAGAATTTGACACAAAGACCAAATATTTCTGATGCAATTAAGTTTACATCTGACCCGCTTTACTATACTGTAGATTCTGCTTCTTATGATTCTGCTGCAGGTACCGGTACTATTAAGCTGCAGGAAAGTCCAGATTTAAATCTGCCTGATGATGACTCTGCTACTTTCCATCAGAGAAGCGCATTATCTTCTTCCGGCCATACGTTTGAGTGGATTGGTACAGGAACAGATGTGCGCACAGCATTTCCGTATCGCGGTGGTGTTCCTGATCAAAAAGATGAAGTAGTTCAAGATTCTAACAGAGCTGGACTTTGTTTTGTTACTAGTACCGACCAGAAAGGTGACTTCAGAGTTGGTGAAGACTTTCTTATTCAAAGATCAACAGGCACTATTGAGGGGCAAGCATTTGACCGCAGTCTCTTTGCCCGTGTAACTCCATTCTCTCTCGCACTTGAGGATTAAACATGGCTGAACTAAACGTATTTCGAACTCTAACAAAGACAATTGATACCAGTACGCAGACAATTTATACTGCGCCTACAAATTATACTGGGATTGTATTATCTACTCAGATTGCCAATGCATCTGATTCTGATGCTACTCTGACCTTCACATATCATGACTCTGCCAGTGCAACTGGTGTCGAGCTGCTTTCGCAGTTTGATATTCCATCTAGAGATACTGCAAACGGTACTACTGGAAAACTAGTTGTGACTGCTGGCGGGGCTCTTAAAATGGTGTCTAATAAAGATAACAAACTCAAGCTAGTAATGGGCGTACTGGAATCTCTTAATGGCTAAATCAGAATCAAGACTCCTTAGCGGTCGCATTAAAACTAAGAGCGGCAGTAATTTAGATCCAAGAAGAAGTGACTTCTTAAGTCTAGAGAATGCCGAACCAAATCTGGGCACTCCAGATTCTGATCGCTATGTTCTTGCTTCTCTTGCCGACGGTACTCGTGTATTCTTAAAACTTAATAACGGTTTTATCGTAAATGCAGATAGTGTAAGTGGCGATGAAACCACATTTGTAATCGATCCCTCTGGATTAGCAAACGTTACCGGAACAACTCTTGCTCAAGTTTTAGATAATCTTGACTCTGCAATTACTGATGCTACATTACTGGGTCAAACAATCTCTGATTCTAATTTTGATGGATTAGGAACAGCCGTAGATCCATTGAGATTGGATTCAAGTCTAAATGTATTTAAACTCAGTGCAGATAGTATTAGTTCTTCTATTCTAACTGAAAATAGAGTAGTTATTGTTGGTCCAGATGGATTATTAGAAGATGACGGCAATTTAACATATAACGGCTCCACTTTTACTATTGCTAATAATACAGCATCCACTAATTCTGCCACAGGTGCATTAGTTGTTACTGGCGGTGTAGGAATCGGCGGTGCTTTAAATGTTAACGGCAATACGGAAATTAATGGTAACCTTAGTATTATTGGTACTACTACAACTGTTAATGCACAAACATTATCGATTACTGATCCACTTATTCACTTGGCAGACTCTAATGAAACTTCCGATGAAGTTGATATTGGGTTTCTAGGGCATTATTTTGATTCTAATTTAGGCGGCAGACAACATACTGGTTTATTCAGAGATGCTACTAATGATCAATACTATCTTTTTGCTGAATATCAAGATTCGTTACTAGATGCCACTCCTAGATCAAATACTATTAATAGAAGTGATTCTTCGTTTAAGTTAGCTCCTTTTAATGCTAAGTCTCTGACAGTAGATAGCGAAGTTACAGCTAGCACATTTATTGGTAATGGTGCAGCCATTACTAATATTAATGCAGATAATATTACGACTGGTGATCTTCCATTAGGAACTAGAACATCGGGTAATTATGTTAAGTCTGTTATTGCTGGATTTGGTATTGAGACGTTAGGCTCTGCATCTGGAGGCACGCAGCATACTGTAACGGTGGATTCCAGTGCAGTTAAAGGTTTATTCTCTGGCGGAGCAAATATCAATTATAACTCAACTTCTGGTGAAATATCTGTAGCTACTAGTGGAGTTGTATCAGGAACCTATGGTGCTGCTAATAAAATTCCTATAATCAGCGTAGATAGTTTTGGTCAAGTTGATAGTATCGGTCTTGTTACTCCTACTACATCTCTAGGTGACACTGTTGATAGCATGTCATTCAATAGTCTCACTGGTATTATTACACTTACTACTGATGTAGCATCATTCCCGGTTCAATTAGGTCTTGCACCTTTTGATACAGATAGTTTGTCGGAAGGCACAACTAATCTCTACTATACTACCGCAAGAGTAGATTCTGATATTCTTGCTAAGGTTGACTCAGCATATGTCAGAGCTAGAGCAGATTCCGACTATGTCAAAAGCGTAACTGGAATCGATGCAGGTACATTAGATGGTGTAAACTCAACATCATTTTTAAGGTCGGATGTTGCTGACCAAAAGACTACTGGCAATCTTAGATTTAATGACAATATCAAGTTGACCTTTGGTCAGTTTGACGATTTACAACTTTATCATGATGGAACAAGTAGTTTTATCTCTGAAGTAGGTACAGGTGACCTTTATATCACTACTAACGGTCAGGAAGTACTAATTAAAGACTCGCAGAGTGGTAAGCTCTCTGCAGAGTTTATTCCTGATAGTGCAGTAGATCTTTATTATAATAGTAGTCTTAAGTTTGCAACTACCGATAGTGGAGTATTAATCACTGGTGTTATGAGGGCCGACTCAGGTACTCTTAGTGGTAATAGAATTCTTACTACTGTGGACGAAGGTTCTGGGAACGGTCTAGATGCTGATACCTTAGACGGTTTACAAAGTACACAGTTCTTGCGTTCTGATCAAGATGACAGTATGGCAGGTACATTGTTTATTGATGACAGTCTTTCTGCCAATAATATCACTAGAAGAAATACAACTGTTACTGCTGGAAAATACGGTTCAGGTAGTCAGATTCCAATTATCACTGTAGATGGATCCGGATTTGTTGATAGTGCTGGAGTCGTTAACGTAGCTACTGCACTTACTATTACAGGTGAAACCGGATCAGGTACAGTTAATCTTCTTGATTCTTCATTTGAAATTGCAGCAGGTGAAGGTGTTAATACTGTAATTGCCGGTAGAACAGTAACAATTTCTGGTGAAGATGCTTCTACTAGTAACAAGGGTGTTGCTAGTTTTAATACGAATGATTTCAGTATTTCTTCTGGTGCAGTTAGCATTAAGACAGCTGGTATTAGTAATGCTCAGCTTGAAAATGACTCTGTTACTATTGGTACTACAGGTATTGCTTTAGGAGGAAGTAGTACTACACTTGCTGGTCTTACTCAGTTAGATATTGACAATATCCGCATTGATGGTAATACTATCAGCAGTACTTCTTCTGGAAATATGTTCATTGATCCACATCCTGAAGACAGTGCTGGAACATTGGTGATCTTAGGTGACCTTCAAGTTAATGGCACAACTACTACGATTAACTCTGTAGATCTTACGATCCGAGATAGAAATATTATACTTGCGGACTCTGCCACAAATAACCCTCAAGCAGATGGCGCTGGAATTACAGTAGGAACATATGGATCAAGTCCTGCAATCACATATGATGCTAACACTAATAGATGGGATTTTAATAGATCTATTGAAGTTGATAGTGTTTATGCAAATCTTGTAGGTAATGTAACTTCATCCGGAACAAGTACATTTAGCACTGTAGATATTAATGGCGGCACGATTGATGGTACTGCAATCGGTCATACTACAGCAGACTCTGCTACATTTACCAATCTGACTGCGAATAATCTTACTATTGATACTAATACGCTCTTTGTAGATGCTGCAAACAACAGGGTTGGTATTGGGACAGATAACACTATAAAAAAGCTTCGAGTAGTGGATGCAACAGATGCTACTACTGACTTTCGAACTACTAATGGTACTGATAGAGGCTTTGAAATTAAGGTTACGTCTGCCGCAAGTGAAGTTACTATAGGCAGTAGCACAAACCACCCACTAGCCTTAATGACAAACGATACAGAAGCCATGCGCATCGACGCCAGCGGAAACGTAGGTATTGGCACTACTTCTCCTGCTGCTACACTAGATGTTAATGGTCATATGGCAATTGATACTGACAGTGATCAAATATCAGATGGAAATCAAGCTGCCATTGCAACATTTACTGCTGCTACTTTCTCTGGTGCTAAGTTAGTAGTTACCGCTAAAGATGGGTCTAACAGATATATTAGTGAACTTCTTATTACACATAATGGAACTACAGCTGTGGCAACAGAATATGGTCAGGTAGCAACTAGTTCAGCGTTAGCAACCTATGACGTAGATATTAATGGTGGAAATGTAAGATTATTAGCAACTCCAGCATCAACTAATGCAACTACATTTAAAGTTATGAAATTATTATTGATTGATTGATTTGTATAAATAAAGATATAATCGAATATGTGCCTATTGGGGAGAGTGAACCTTGGCGAATGATCAGGACTTTAAAGTCAAAAATGGCTTACAAGTCGGAAAAGATGCTACATTTGATTCTGACGTCAGCGTATCGGGAATTATTACCGGCGTTGGATCTGGTTTAACTAGACTTAAAGCATCTATAGATTCTTCAGGCGCGGCGCCGAGCGTTTCTGCTGGTGCAGACTCCGGTGAGCTTTTCTTTGATATTACACAAAATAGATTAGAGATTTGGAACGGAACAGAGTTTCTTCCAGCAGTCGAAGATCTTGATGCATTTGCAATCATACGTTCAGGAACGTTTGCTGCCGGTACAGGGACCCTGACTTATACTCCTGCTTCTACAATTACTATAAAAAGATTAGATGCAACATTAGGGGTAGCACCTACAAATAGTGCAGATATTACATTTGATATTTTGAAGAATGGAACCTCAGTTCAACAGTTTACGATTCCTGGAGGACAAACGACATTTTCTAGTTTATTTACTACAGAAACCGAAGTAACTTCTTCAGATACAATTCGTATGGATGTCGTAACAATTAATAGCGCCACAGGTCACAGCAATTTAACAGTAGAGATTTTCTACTCTTCGTAAAAAAGGTTAAGAATAATGTCAGTTCTATCTTCTACTTTTAACTTAAGTAACAATGTTAAGTATATCAATGCTAAGGTTGATACTACTCCATCAGGTGGTGGTGCTTTGACTGGTACTGCTACTACACAAGATAAAAAAGAATTAATGCACACTATTCTTCGTGCAATCTCCACTAATATTGACGATACTGCTAGTAATCCAAAAAGTAAAACTTTAGGTTGGCAGAGATTTGGCTCTGAAGACTCTGCCGGTGATGTTGTTCAAGGAACAACTGGCACTTTTGACACCGGATCGGTTTACGGATTTTTAAGAGCCCGCTGTTATGACTATGGGGGTACTTCTAGAACTGGAGGGAACATTAATGATAACTATAAGTATCTTAGACTGAGATTATTTGAAAGAGATGATACTACTCTTCCCGCCAATGAGTTTGATAGTTCTGATAGAAGCACTGCAAGATATTCAACTGCCAATAACGTATTAGTTCTTAGATGGGACATGTATTCAGATTGGAATTCGACTGTACTTACCAATATGTTGGATAGTACCGGCGCATATAATGACTCTGATGCTATTAACGGTGGTGACGGTCTTGCTGATGCTGATGGCTTTGGTAAGTCCAGCGGTGACTTAGCCTATGAGGCTCAAAATGAACTCTGGAACTTTAGTCGATTTGGCGGCAATACTAAGTTAAACAAATTCGCTAATACACAAAATGGTACTTTAAAGACAACCGGTAACGACCCACATTTTGCTTCTAGAAACAACTCTAACGGTGAATATCCTCGAGGTAACTCGATTTTTTATGACATGTACTATGATCGCTATGGTCAGACGGGTTTTGGTCACGGTGATCTGAGTTATAAAGTTCAACACCAAGAGCTGACCTTTAATATTGATGGTAACTTTACCATGTGGCTTTTTGGTGATCAAGACACTGTTGGCACAAACCTAGATTCTTTGTCTGCAAACGCTATTGCGACAGATCGCGCATATCAACAAGTTGACTCTACTGCCCCTGCTAGATACCTGTGTATGTTTACCACTCAGATGCAAGATCAAGATCCTGAGTTAAATGGTCCGTACAATACAGTACTAATGGCTACTGAGTATAAAAAGGAGTTTGGTGAAGCTGCTCCTACTAATGAATTTATCCATAACGGCACCATATTTACAGCAAATAGTTTATTAATGAATAATGGAATGGCTACACCTAATTCGTTTAACGCCTATGAAGGGTTTGCCCTAGGGGGCGGTGCCTCCAACAACGGCGGCACCATTAACACCGCCCCCGGTATTGCTACTAATACCCTTCATCAATTAAGTCCGGCGCAGCATGGTACAAAGTTTCGAAATACTGATGGCGGCATGAGCAACCAAGCCGACGCCGCCAATGTCAAAGCTATGCTTGATTTAGGTGGTGTAACAAAGAGTAATAATGGTATCCTATCGGCTAGCATTACTAATGCTCATCTACCTACAGACTTCCAAGATACTACTACAGGTTATGGGGCTCATAACGATAATGTAAATAGTCTTAGTAACGTGATGTCAACTGATGCTGACAATAATGCCAGAGTTGAAAGAAGCGGCAATATTTTAATGGGCCCAAGTAATTCTCACCATAGTGAAGATACTAATAACACTAATCAGTCAGCACGGAATGCCTCTTATGGTGTAGCATCAAACTCATCTCACTCTAATGTTCGTGATAGAAACTTAGGTAATTACATTGTTCAGAATAATACTAGTGCAAAATCCCAAGACCACGGCGGCCTAACTTATGCAGATTGGGATAATGATAATAATGGCGCACGCGGTATTAGAAGACAAAATAACGCTAGCGCTGCTCAATATGATGGGTCTGGAGTTGCTGCAGCTAAAGAGGTCCGCTGGTATGGTGCTGACGGAGCTCAGTTTATGTTGACTGAATATCCGGCTAGAGACGCAGGTCAGTCGACTTTTAGGGGTGATACAAACTCCGATAATCAAGCACTAGAAACTGCAGAATCTATTAATGCGTTTGATGCTTACGGTACTCCTCTATCTGGACGTGAATTTCTCTCTGCTACAAGACTTCATATGGGATGGTTAGGTTATGTGGGTCACCAGAATTCACATACTTGTTATTCTTTGAACGAGATGTTCTTTGGATCTAGACATGGACTATTTGGAGATAATAAGGGACTTCAGCCGATTGGGGCTTTATCTGAGCATATTCCAGGGAAATCAGACTTAGGTCGACCAATTGGTTATGGTTCTAGTATTCCAATGGTTAATAATATGCTGGATAGTGCACGTGCTGATGTAACAGAAGCTGCAGACAAACCCAGAGAAATGTTTGAGGAATTCCATCCTACTCCAGAACAACAAGTTAATTACTCTGTATATGAACCAATCTTATCTGTTGGAACCTCTAAGATGTCAGCAGGGGGAATATATAATGGACATTTTGATGGTGAAACTTTTAGATCCGGTGAAGCTAACGATAATGTTGCTTTTTTTGCAAACACTAACGGTACTTTTACGGGGACAGATGGAGTAGACGGTATCGCTGAAATGGGAAATCCTGGAGGAACCAACAAAAAGTTATCTGCATTTGCCATGTTGGGAAGATGTTTTGGTATGAAGATTTTTGGTCCATATAGACACCACAAATATAATTATCTTGATGCGGTATCAATTCAGGTAGATGATGATGGTTTCTACGCGGTAAATCCTACAAACTCAGTGGAGCACTGGGTTGTCCCGATGAATCATACCCAGTGTGCATTGCTTTTGAAGAAGTAATAGATCATGGCTAATTTATTTGATTCAAATAATGTACCATTTTCGATTCTGTATGACTCTAACGAGGATGCTGCTACGCAGAATAATAAGTATCCAGCAACTACTGTTGCTAGCTTGTCTTCTGATACTCTTCTGGTGGCTAATTCAGGCGCAGGTGGTACGGCTTCTGGGACTGCTGGTGTAGGTGGAACTGCTTCCTTTGATAATTCACTAGGAACAGGTGCTGCTTATTCGGGTGGTTCTGGTGGAGCAGGTGGATCATCTACTAATGGTGCTGGTGGCGGTGGCGCTGCTGGTTATGCTGGAACAGGTGGCGCTGGAGGAACAGGAACCACAGCAGGAACAACCTCTAATGGAGGCGGTGGTGGTGGATACTCCACGGGTAAACTTCTATTAGGTGGTGGTGGCGCTGGGCTCTATGGTTCAGGTGTAGGATCATCTGGATCAGGTGGAGGTGCTAATACTGGTGGAGGCGGTGCCTTTGCATTTGGTGATAGTGACTGGCAAGGTGGTGTAGACGGGTTTGCTGATAGTGATGGTGCTTTAATTGGGGGTACTAGTAATGTTGATCCAGTTATTGTTTCAGCATGGGGTGCTGGTGGTGCTGGAGGTAACGTAAACGCTTCTGGTGACGGAGAAGATGCTGGACCGGGAGGTAACGGTGCTTTTGTAGAATTCAGAATTGAAGGTCTCAAGGGAACGGAAACTATCTACGCCTATCCCGGAGGAGGCGGATCAGCATTTGCAGATCAAAACGATGGTGATGCTGGTGGCGGTGGTGCTGCTACTCTAGTATACATTACAGATGGCGTTAGTACTGATTATCTCTGCGTTGTCGGTGCCGGCGGTGGTGGCGGCGGTGTTGGCTCTGATCCTGGTAACCGTGATGCTACTGCTGGTGGTGAAGGTGGTGCTGCTGGGGGTAATGGTGCTGATGCTCAAGATGTTGGTCTTGGCGCTTCGGGCGGCGGAGGCGGTACTCAGTCTGCTGGCGGCAATGGTCCCGGCGGTGCTGAAAATGGCTCTGGACCGGGAGTAGGCGACTTTGCTGGTGCTGGCGGGGCCGGCGGCGGAGGAGAGGATCAGGCCTCGCTTACAGGTGGTGCCGGAGCTGGTGGCGTTGTAGGTCATTCCTTTGCTGGTACTGGCGGCAGTGGCGGTCTTGAAGGCGGTAATGCAGGAACTGACCAAGAAGGCGGCGGTGGTGGCGGCGGTGGTGGTTACTACGGCGGCGGTGGTGGACAGGGTGATGACTCTAATAACGATGCTGGTGCTGGCGGCGGCGGAGGATCCACTAACTTAAACACTTCTCCTTCGGGGTTCTCTTACCTCACCATTACTCAAGTTTCCACTTCTGCTGGTACTGCTTCTCCAACAGTACAGTATGATGGGTCTGCCTCCACTCAGACAGCAGGGTCTACAAATGAGTTTTCTGTATCTGTTGGTGGTCAAGCAGGAAGAGGTGGACAAGTCGATGGTGCAGCAGGACTAAGCGGGTCTAACGGTAGGGTTGCTGTAGGTCTTGAAGGTGGCACTGCGACAATAAATACTACGTCTACATCCGGGTCTTCTTTGGCGACTTCAAGTGTTGTTACGAGTAGTAATGGCACACAACCACCCGGTGCTGAAGGTAGATTTGGTGGTGGTGCTGGTTCAGCAAAATCTACTGAAATAAGCACTGGTGTAGATGGCGCAACAGGTGCAGTGAGAATTATATATAAGACACCAGCTGGGTCTGCTAGAACCAGAAAAGTAATTAGTTCTTCAGGAACTACGACCTATACTTTATCGTAATGAGGAAATATAATGTTTAATCTATTTAAGAAAAAAGAACCTGTGATTGAGTTTGTATCAACTGACCCTGCGTTTAGTTATATCCCTAAGCCAGATAATGCTCGTAAGTTTCTTCCTGATTGGATTAAGAAGATGAAAGAGCAGACAGATGAAGGTACGCATGTAGCAATACCAGCTAGGAAGTTAGATACTGTTCGTAAGTGTGTTCCTTTCCTAGATGCCATGAAGATTGGATATACTATTCCTGCACCTGCAGATATGTATATTAAAGTAGGTAATAACGGCCATGCTTATATTAAAGAAACTAGATCTGCGATTAACTTCCAAGGAGAGACGACACAGCTTTTATCTGAGCATGATCCTAAGCAGCTTGGGCAAGGGCCGTTTAGAGGACTAGCCTTAAAGTTCCATAATCCTTGGAAAATCAATACCCGTGAAGGTTATTCGTGTTTGTTTATTAGTCCTATTAATTCTGGTAATAAATACTTTGAGTGTTTTAGCGGTGTAGTTGATACTGATAGATATCAAAATATTATTAACTTTCCATTTCGCATTTTAAATCCTAATAATGAACAAGAGTTTGAATTTTATATTAAAAGAGGTGAACCTATTATTCAGGTAATTCCTTTCAAGAGAACTGATGCCTACGCCAAGGTTAATTTAAAAAATGCAACTCCTTTAGAATGGAAAGAAGAGAATATAGAACAAGATTTTGTAGCTGGTAATTTTTCATGGTATCGCGAACACACCGTAGAGAAAAAGATCACTTTGGAGAAGTAAAGATAGATGGCCGCTTCGTTTCCATCAAATGCTGATTCTGCTCAACTCGCAACCGATGGTTACAGCGAGGTAATTCTGCTTACTGATCATGCGGATATTGGTTCCAATTTTTCAGCGACAGGTGGAGACAGCGACTTTACATATAGTGGTAAATCATATCACGAATTTCTTTCTGATGGGACACTGACATTTTCTTCTGGAGGAACATTTGATGTTTTACTTGTCGGTGGCGGTGGTGGTGGCGGTGATAACAACGCTGGTGGTGGTGCTGGTGGCGAAGTCGTAATCGGTACAGGTCTAACACTATCTTCAGGTGGAACAATCACTGTAACAGTAGGTGCAGGTGGTGCTGGTGCAACGGTAGACACTGCGCTCGGAATAAATGGTGGTGCGTCATCTATTGCTGCAACTGGACTTACAACAATAACTGCAAAGTCAGGTCAAGGCGGTGAGGGTCGTAAAGCAACAGTAGCAAATGACGACACCGGAAGTAACAGCGGTGGTGCTGCTGATGGTTGGGAAGCTAACGACGGAACTGCATCAACTGGAAATTCAGCTTCATCTTACACTAATGAGAATGGTGGATCGTATACTGTTCATGGTGGCAACACAGGTGGTAATGGATCAAATGGCGTTGTGTCGCCGGGTTATCGAGGTGGCGGTGGTGGCGCTGGTGCTGGTGGAGACGGAGAAAGTCAAACAGCCACAGAAGATGGTGATGGCGGTGTAGGCATTCAAGTCACAGGATGGGGATCAACTGACTACTACTATGGCGGTGGCGGTGGTTCTTCAAACTATCAGATTCAAGGTGGTGACGGTGGTATTGGTGGCGGCGGTGGCGGTGCTGCTAGCAGCGGTGGTTCTGCCGCAGTAGGCATCGGTGGT